GGTGTCAAGGGTCAATCAGTCTGATTGCTTAACGCTTATATGCTTAGGTTAAGAATGGAAAGGGTAGTGCTTGATTACTAGCGTAATCAGCTGCAATCCTGGTGCATTTGAGTTGGGTTTGAAGTGGTGGAGAGCGTGCCCCCCAACTGACTTCCCCCCAAAAAATTTTCTATTTTTCTGAAAGTGTTTGCCGTACAACGATGTTGTCCGTCAAACCAAACTTATCAAAGGTTGTGCCGTAGATTAGGCGTGATTTGACCGTATCAAGGTTATAAACATTGAAGGTTGTCCAAAGAGGTCCTGTATCAATCCCAATAATGTGGGTGCAAGACTTGGATAAAGCGCCAATCATAGATACATCAAAATTCCACTCTAAAGTGCTTGGACACATCCCCGTTGGAGCGGTGGTAATGACTTTTAACCCCTCATTTGTCAAGTTTCTAACCAGATTTGTAAAGAATTTGGGGTTGTAATCGGGTAGTTGCCCAGATTGAGGTGGGCTGTTGATAATGAGGTAGTCAAATTCGTACCGTGTAGGCTCTTTTAAAGCGGGATAGTCAAACAAGTAGTCTTCCCTGCCAGCCATAGGGTTAGAAACCCCCATCACAGAAGATAAGCGGTCAAACCATGCTTGGTGGACTAAGAGCCAGTTGCGTCTATGCGGATGCTCGTAAAAGAAGTTGCAATGCCCAATCCAGGCGTTAATTGAGCCTGGTGGAATGTGCAGTCCGTCTAACAGGATGGGTACGCCTTCACACAGGGGTTGCAGCTGGTTGTGGTATTGGGGATTGCAATGGTGAACGAACTCTTGGTGCGGTTCTTGCTCACAGACTTTACGCAAAAAGTTCAAATGAATGAGTTGATCGCCTAGGTGATATTCGTTGTATGTGTGTATCATGTTAGTGTATTATGATGGTATTAAAGGAGTATGTTATGAGTATAGCAGTAGAGAAGAATGTACCGTTACCAAAATTGAGAACAAGGAATATCTATCCCTATGAGCAAATGGAAGTAGGTGATAGCTTCTTTTTAGAAAACGCTCATATGCCAACGGTCAGTAACAACAACAACCAAAGAGGGAAAAAGCTGGGGATGAAATTCATAGCCCGAAAAGAGGGCAACGGAGCAAGGATATGGAGAATCGAATAACTCAGCAGTACAACCAGATGGCTAAGCGTGTCTTAGCTGAAATGCACATAGAGGAACAAATGATGAATGGTGTCGCACCCACAGTAGAGGAATTGATTGAGAAAGCGTCTGACGATGCGAAGAGGGCTTACATGACCCGTATCTGGGCGATGACCAAGGATCAGCTGTTTCACGAAGTCATGCGTGTTCAGGGCGAGGCTGCCAAGCTCTTGATGTCAGCCCAAGCGGAGATTGATCGTCTAAAAGCCTTAACTGAGCCAGAGGAAGATGGCGATGCTATTCACTAGCATTTGCATGAGCGGAGCGAATGGTGACGCTATCCACTAAGGATGAACAGAAGTACGCTAGACATATTGCGAAACAAAGAGCAATCTTCAAATATGAAATGCAACGGGCTATTCGCTGTCGAACCAAAAAACAAAAGTTCGATCTGTTCTACGACTGGAAGCGGACATATAGTCCTATGCTTGTCAAAGAACTCACCATGCTGGCTCGGAACGAAACCGCTAGGCTAAAGGTAGCTGAATGGGATTTAGGTCAATTTGAAATCAAGAAACAGAACCAACACCGATGAAAACCGCAGCCGTAGTCACCGTCACTAATGGAAAACGTTTAGATGAGCTTCAAAAATGCTGGCTATCTATTCGCCATCAAACCTTTCCTGTAACTCATTACATTTTGTGTGACGCTGACATAGAAGTGTTTAATGAAGTCCGTGAATTTGCCAAAAGCGAAAACACCAAGATTTGCTATTGGGATTCTAAGATTGGTGGCAACGGCTGGGCTGGGCAACGCTGGTTAGCGGCTGCGCCACACCTCATTACTGAGAATGTGACTTTCTTTTGCAACGATGACGATTGGTATGAGAAGAACCATGTCCAAACCATTATGGAGAAGATCGAGCAAGGGTATGACTGGGCTTACTCATTTCGGAATGTATATGACGAAACTGGCAATTTTATTTGCGAAGATAACTGTGAGGCGCTCGGTGAATCAGCCGATACTTGGAATATTCCTGGTCACCGCTTTGTTGACTGGTGTATGTGGGGTATGAAGACAGAGCTACTAAAGCAGATTAGTATTGTTTTAAACAACCCTAGCCCTCAAGTAGATCGGATGTTCTATGCCACCGCTAAGCAGCTATTTCCAAATTTTAAAGGTACAAAGTTACACACCTTCAACTTCCGTCTTGGTGGCAGCTGCGGAGTTCAAAAAGAATTCTTTGAATTTGGCAACGGGGAAATGCTTAAACGCTTCAATGGAAAATTACCGTGGATTTTAACTTAAAGCAGTTCTACCACTTTTGCTCTCAGCTCAAGATTGAAACCAAAGAGCAAGGGCTAAAGAAAATGGGCAAGCTCTTGGGGACTCAGACCTATGTGATGGATGAGATCAAAAAAGGCTTGGCTGACGATGTTCACTTTTTTGTAATCCTCAAAGGGAGGCAGCTTGGCATCACCACAATTTCACTCGCACTCGATCTCTACTGGCACTTTACACACCCAGGGCTTCAGGGAACACTTACAACGGATACGGAAGAAAACAGGGATATGTTCCGATCAACCCTTGCCATGTATATGGATGGTTTGCCCAAGGAGTATCGCATCCCGATCCTTGCTCACAACCGAAATCAGCTTTCCCTCAAGAATCGCAGCCGTATCTTTTATCAAGTCGCTGGGCTTAGAGCTAAAGGAAGTCTGGGTCGTGGTAAGGCTATTACATACTTACATGGAACGGAAACCTCCAGCTGGGGAGACGAAGAAGGACTAGCTTCCCTACTAGCTTCTCTTGCTGAAACCAATCCTGACCGCCTATACACTTTTGAGTCCACCGCCCGTGGTTTCAATATGTTCCACGATATGTACGTCACCGCTAAACGGGCTAGAACGCAAAGAGCCATCTTCTGTGGCTGGTGGCGTAACGAGCTATACATGGCTGATCCTGAATCTTCCGTTTACAAGACCTATTGGGACGGGAAAATGACAGGCGAAGAAAAAGAGTGGGTGCGAGAAATTAAAAAGCTCTACAACTTTGAAATCAATAGCCGTCAATTAGCGTGGTGGCGCTGGAAGATGGAAGAAGGCATCAAGGACGAAAGCCTGATGTATCAAGAGTTTCCCCCAACCGAAGACTATGCCTTTGTGATGACAGGCACGTCTTTCTTTTCTAATGCAAGGTGTACTGATGCTGTCAAACAACTTAAACGCAAGTCTTTTGATTGTTACCGTTATAGCTTTGGTGCTAACTTTCAAGATACGGAAGTCATTAAGTCAACTGAACGCTTGGCGACTCTTAAAGTCTGGGAAGAACCAGTTGATACTGCTTACTACGTTATTGGGGCTGATCCAGCTTACGGTTCTAGCGATTGGGCTGATCGCTTTTGTATCCAAGTATTCCGAGTCTATGCTGATGGTCTTGAACAAGTTGCGAGCTTTGCAACTAGTGAACTAAACACCTACCAGTTTGCTTGGATTATTGCTCACCTTGCGGGTGCTTACAAAAACTCGACATTGAACTTGGAAGTCAATGGTCCAGGTCAAGCGGTCATTAACGAACTACGCAACCTCAAGCGTCAGGCAGCTGCAATGGGTTCAGCCATGGGTAAAGACTTGATGGACGTGTACGCCAATATGCAAAACTACATCTGGCGCAGAAACGATACCCTTGGCGGTATGTCTAACTCCATTGGCTGGCTCACCACAAGCGCCACTAAAGAGCGGATGCTCAACTACATGAAAGACTTTTTTGAGCGTGGCATGATGGAAATTAACGACATGGACACTATCGAGGAAATGAAGACGATGGTGCGTGACGGTGGATCGATTGAGGCATCTGGTCGCAACAAGGATGACCGTGTGATTGCCTCAGCCCTAGCAGCTGCAGCTTACGCAGAGCAAGTTCAGCCAAAACTCATCATGCAAAAGATTACTAGAGCCGTATCTCGGGTGCAAGACGACTTTACGC